CCAAGCCAGCGGCCACAACAACTGCGCCACCTGCTGCCACCAGCGGATCAGCAACTGTTGGTACTGCTGCCACTGCAACCCCTTCTGCGGCGGCCAAGACCAGTGGGTCAGTAGGAAGTGCTATTGCAAATAGCGTGCCAGGAAAAATTGCAACTGGCGCATTAAATGTTGCTGGCGGAGTGGCAGGTGCTCTGGGCAAAAGCCTAATGAGCAAAGCATTTGGTGGTGTGGACGTGATGGGCAACAAAACTGGCGCAGTCATGAATCGATCTCAAGCACTCAAACTGGGGCAAGACATGGCTCGCACACTCATGCCGGTCATGATGCAAAACTGGCAAGCAAAAGTACAAACCGCCATGGCACAAAGTGTGGATCCTGTTACAAAAACAGCACCCACTAGCGCCGCTCGTCTCACATCAGGCGAACAGTCCAAACTCAAAGCCGAACTTGTGGACATGGTCAATCAGGCCATTCAACCAAGGGGTTCGTTTGATTATACCAAACTGGCCAACTATGTGGGAGATACCACCACACCCGAAGGGCAAACAGTCAAGGCCGATGCCATGGAAGCAGTGGAGCAAATCACTCAGGCCATCAACAATATATTCCAAGTCACGCTTTCTGCCAAAGGCGATCCAAAACCATCCTGGCAGCAACTGGTGGTTCAAGGCATTGCACCGGCACAGGGTGTGTTGGCGTTTGACACTGGCACCAGCGGCGGCTATGGTTTAGGTGCCAGAACCGGCGCAGTCACACTGACTCCACAACAGCAGACCTTGGCTGATCAGGTGAAATTGACCGACGCTGATATTTTGAACATGAAACAAGCCGCTAAAGATCCTGCCAAGGCCGCACTCTTGGCACAAATGCTGGGATTGACCAAGTGATGGCCTCCATGATGAATCTCAATGAAGGCGGCAATGTTTTTAAAGATGCACAAGGCCAGCCACTAACACAACGCATCAAACAAGGGGACATTGCCAGCACAGTGGCCTGGCTGGAAACCATCACAGGACTTGATCTATCACATGATCGAGATGAAAACGGAATTCCTGTCAAATGGTTGGGATCAACAGGCAAAAAGTCTGATTCGGGTGACTTGGATCTTGCTGTGGATGCCAACGAAATAACCAAGGCCGAACTCAAAGGCCAACTAGATGCCTGGGCCACAAAAAACAAACAAGATCCCCGAGACTGGACACGTCTCACAGGCGAAGCGGTACACTTCAAGACACCCATTCAAGGTGATCCCCGGCGTGGCTTTGTGCAAACAGACTTCATGTTCATGCCCAACATGGAATGGGGTACATTCTGGCTGGGCGGCGGTGCAGGATCGGCCTACAAAGGTGTGTTCCGAAATATTTTAATGTCAAGCATTGCCAAAGCACTGGGACTCAAAGCCTCGGCCAAGGGCATTATAAGTCGACAAACAGATCGTGTGGTCACAATGAACCCTGATCAAGCCGCTGGCATACTGCTGAGTCCAAACTTAAATGACCGTCGAAATTTACAAACAGTAGAAAGTATTTACAAGGCCCTGGCCATGGATCCAGATGGTGATGCCAAACTTGCAGACTTTCGTGACTATATCTCACGTGAAGGTGTAAAAGAACCTGAAATAGGTGTGGCCGAAAGTGACGTTAACTTTTTAGCACGATTACGTGATCGTATTGTGAATCGTGGCTACGTTGCTCTAGTAGAAGCAGAACAAGCCGGTGTTGGTGGCAGAGCCAAGGGGATTGAACACCTGGAAGACTATGTGTTTCGCAAAGGTACACAAGGTATCCAAGATGCACTGGCGATTGTGAAACATGCTACAGAAAAACCCGCAACTGTGACAGCCAAGTGGGACGGCAAACCTGCTGTGATATTTGGCCGCAAGCCCGCCACAGGCGAGTTTGTGTTGACTGACGGATCAGGTTTTGAAGCCAAGGGATATGATGGTCTTGCCACCAGTCCCCGGATGATGGCTGACATACAGAGTCGACGATCGGGTGATAGAACAGAATTGATTCAAATCTACGCCACACTGTTTCCTGTGTTGGAAGCCGCGCTACCGCCCAACTTCCGTGGATATGTCAAAGGTGATTTGTTGTACATGCAGACACCTCCTGTGATTGCTGGCAACTATGTGTTCCAGCCCAACACAGTTGAGTACAAGATTCCTGCCAAGAGTGCGCTGGGTCAACGCATTGGCAACAGCAACATTGGCATTGCCATACACTCCATGTATGCTGACCAGGGCGACGAACGTCAGCCACTGAGTGGTGTGAGATTCAATGATGTACCTGGCTTGATGCTAGAGCGGCCAGCCAGCCCCCGGCAGTTACAAACTGAAACCACGGCTGAGAAACAACTCAAGCAGTTGATCAAGACTCAGGGCAAAAACATAGATATTTTGTTTAACCCTACTGAACTTAGAGCACACAAGATCACAGATCTAGCAAAACTGTGTGTGGACTTTATCAACACCAAAGTTGGCAGCCCGCTCAACGGTGCCACACTGCTACCCGAGTTTGGCGAGTGGCTGCAGACCCGTGTGACCCCACAAAAGTTCCGCAACATTGTGGAATACTTGAACAGCCCTACTTCAAATACCCCTGCACTTGCCGCCGCATTTAATGCATTTAACTTGCTACATGACATCAAAATGCACCTGCTACGCCAAGCAGACACAGAGCACCCAGGACAAGAAGGCTGGGTCATGGCCACCCCTGTGGGCTACGCCAAAGCGGTAAATAGATTTGATCCCAATGCATTTGCGGCTCAAAATCGACAGAGAAACAATCCTCAACAGGCGTGATTTTTCCAAACTGACTAAATAAAAGCAGGTCCACTGAGACCACTAACTTAAAGGAAAACGAAAATGGCAACATTTACAAGAGTAAACGGTACTACCCAACCAGTATTTGCACTGGACGTAGCAAACGGTTCCATCGCTGGAACAGCAAACATTGCGGCCCAAGGCCCAGTGATGTTGAGCGGTCCAAAACTGGACTTCTTCTCATTGACAGCAAACGCAACATTGGCAAGTGCTGGTAACGTCAACGGTTACATCAATAACGTGTTCCAGGCTATCCAGTCTGGTGCAGGTATTACAGGTGGCGGCGCTGGTGGTACAATTGCATTCTATGAAATTGGCCCAACAACTGGTCAAATCAACATTGCTATCTACCCAAGTGGTGCTTACACAACAGCAACATTGGTAGCGGCTGCTCAAACAGCCAATGCAACTGGTGGCTTGAACGTTGGTATCCCAACTGGCAACGTTTCTAACGTGGCAACATTCACTAGTTTGGTTAGCTAATAACTAACTGGTAATCATACCAACCCTGGACGTAAAAACTCCAGGGTTTATCTTTGGCATTAAATACTCATAGAATGAAAATCATATGCCGTACTCTTTTTGATTGCAGTTTCACTGGTGTGACAGGACATTTCAGATCAAGTGAAATTCCGTTTGTGGATCGTGCCGGGCAATCGGTTAGCAATCAATCGGACTGGAATCATTCACGCAACCAACAACGCAACTGGGAAACACTACTACAAATTATAAGTTTGCGAACACAACCTGTTGATCTCACTGTACCTGTAGAAACGGACGGGGTATGGGAGTTTGAATTCCGAAGTGAAAGTGAAGGCGTATTCGAAATGCACGGAGATCCTGATCCTTTAGCCGGACTCAGAGTTGATTGTGAAGGAATCCCCATGATGTTGAACTTGACAGAACAACCTAGCCTAGCACCCACTATTACCACTAGTGGTGCAGGCCAGAACATTTGGTTCATTGCGGTAAATAATGCATTGGAGTAATCATGGCTGACACCACCGACATCGAAAAGAAAAGTCTTGAGGCACACGTTGAACTATGTGCAGAGCGTTATCGTCACCTGGAACTCAAACTTGAGAATTTAGAAACTGACGTTGCCTCTGTTAGTGTAACTGCTCGAGAAATACATGAAACAGTGACTCAATTGAACGATCAGCGCAACAATCAATTGCTCAACTGGGCTGTGGGATCCATTGGGGTGCTAATGGCAGCGTTGGGCTATATGATCTCCCACTACGTAATAAAATGACTCGAGAACAAAAACTAGAAGCCTGGGCCGAACGTGAGCTCAAACGCAACATCGATAGTATCATAATAGATAATGGCGCAGGCGGCATTGTGGTGTTTGGTAGATACTGCATTGAATCCACAGACACAAGATTTCGTGTCAGCACCTGGGATAGAGAAATACACAGTTTCAGCAGTAAAAAAACAGCCATGAGTTGGTGCACTGCTGATCATCAACAACAGTATAATTTAAGCAATTTGATACTGGTACTGGATCGCAAAAAACAGGCATTAGCCGCAGACATATACTGTCGTAAAACAGTAGGCGAACGTGGACGCCATGAAAATTTTTATGAAATCATAAACATGAAAATTCAACCCAAAATAGACCAGTATAATTCCGTTGACGCAGAATTAGAAAATTGTGTAAATCGGGCTAAATATCTACAGATTAGAGGATTCAATAATGAAACTGCAAGAACTATCGGCTCCAACGCCAAGTAAACAAATTGCCAAAGTATTCGA